CCGGAATACAAAGCCGGTGGTAAACTCCTGCGAGGACCCGGAGATGGTATGTCCGATGACATTCCTGCTGTGATTCGCGGTAAAGGCATTCAACGCGCTGCGTTAGCGGATGGGGAGTTCGTGATCCCTGCCGACGTAGTGTCGCACTTGGGCAACGGTTCTACGGAAGCCGGTGCTAAAAAACTGTATAAGATGATGGACCAGATTCGACGCGCCAGAACGGGTCGGGCTAAGCAGGCTCCTCGCGTCAATCCGGAGAAGTATTTACCTCAACCGTCGCGCAGCAAGCGCCGTTGATGGAGGCGTAGATCATGGCAGACACAGTCACCCCCAGTTACACCGAAACCGCCACTTCTAATGTCCCAGAGTGGGCGCGTAAATACGCGCAAGACATTCTTGGGTTCGGTGCTGCTCTTACTTATCCAAAGTTCAACCCGCAAACGGGCAAACTAGAGTCGGGGTTTCAACCCTATCAGGGCGAACTTGTTGCAGGGCTTAGCCCGCTTCAAGAAAAGGCCATGGGCGACCTGTCTAAGATGCAGGTCTCGCCTGAGATGGATCAGGCCACCGGGTTCACTGGGCTTGCTGCACTTCAGGCGCAGAACCTCGCTCGGTATAACCCGCTTCAGCAGCAACAGTATTTCCAATCTGCCTTTGATCAACCGGGTGGCCTCGACAAATACATGTCGCCCTACATGCAGAGCGTCATTGATCAGCAAAAGCAACAGGCGGTTCAAGACTACTCTCGTCAGATCCCGGGTTTGCAAGCGCAAGGTATCCGGTCTGGTGCGCGAGGCGGTACCCGCGAAGCGTTGCTCCAAGCCGAAGGTCAGCGTGGTCTTCAGCAGCAGTTGCAGAATATTCAAGCGACTGGGCTTCAGAATGCTTATCAGCAAGCATCGCAACAGGCGATGCAGGACGCGGCGACTCGCGCTCAGTACGGCCTTGCCGGAACGCAGTTGGGTGAGCAGTCTCGTCAGTTCGGTGCAGGGCTTGGTATGCAAGGACTTCAACAGCAGTTGGCCGCAGCCGGTCAGTTGGGCCAGTTGGGTCAGCAGCGTTACGGTCAGCAAGCAGGTATCACGCAAGCACAACTTGGCGCGGGCGCTCAGCAGCAAGCACTCAAGCAGCAGATGCTCAGTTCCAACTATCAACGCTTCATGGACGAGATGCAGTACCCGTACAAGCAGTTGGAGTTTATGTCGAACCTCATCCGTGGTATTCCGTCCACTGACAAGACGACTGAAATCTACAAGCAACCGCCTAGTACACTTGGCATGTTGACAGGTACGACGGGTGGGCTTGGCGGGCTCTTCGGTTCGCTCGGGGGTTAATTATGATCGGTCCGGTTAGCGAAACAGGTCGCACCATGATGGCTTCGCTCCAACAGGCGATGAGCAAAGGTATGCCTGTTGATCAGGCTATCGCCTATGTAAAGAGCATGGCAAACGATGGCGTTGCGCCGCTTGTTGATCTCTATGCGCTGATGAAGCAGTTTGAGCGGATGAAGCGTCAGCCGACTCCGGCTTTGCAGACCCCGAACATCCGTGAGCAGATGAATATGCTCCAATCGGCACAGCAGGGTCAGGCCGGTCTTCCCGCTGCGATGCCCCCGCAAAACCCGCAAGCCATGATGAGTCAGGGACTTGGTGGGCTACCTGCAGGCAGGATGGAGAACCCGTCGTTTGCCGGTGGCGGTATTGTTGCGTTTGACGAAGGTGGTACGGCGAACACCGCTGCTCCTCAGATGTATTCGGACATCCCGAAGTACAAGACTTACGAGGAAATGCAGGCTGCGAACATCGCACGGCTCGGTCAGGACCCGACTAAGTTTGTCGAGACTGAGGAAGAACGTATTAGACGAGAGCAACAAGAGCGCGGACTGGGCGAGTACGCTCAGTCAATGTCTATGCGAGAGAAACTTCTTGCTGAAGACCAAGCCGCTGCTGAGCGTGTTGCCGAGGAAGAAGCCGGACTCGACCGTGACGAATACTGGGGTGATGTCGCCGCTAACGCTGCTGAAAGCGGGGCGACCTTGCTCTCTTCACTGGCGAAAGCCCAGAAAGGTAAGGCATCACGTAAGAGAGCAACTGCTGAAAAGGTCAAGAAGGCCACGCGTGATGCGAAGTTGGCTGAGATTGCCTTGCTGCAGGTCAAAGAACTTGAGAGGGCAGGGCGCTTCAAAGAGGCCGCTGAACTTAAGAAGACGATCTACGCCGACATTGAGAAGGCGAGCGACAAGATTGCGGATGCCGCCGCTGATGAGGCTAAGGCTAAAACTGCGTTTGACCGCAGCGTAAAACTTAGAGATATGCCGACCAACGAGGTTGAGCGTATCCGTCGTCAGATGCGTACTACGCCGCGCACTTTGCCGGATGGTAAGCCGAATCCAGCATACGAAGACCTCGTGGATAAACTAAATGACATGCAGAGTCGTGGAAATAAAATCCCCGCTGCATTCATGAACAGGCTCAATGCTGCGGAAAGAGAATTGGAAGCGGCTAAGCGGCGCTCAGCGCAAGGGTCTATGGACGGACGCGTAAATCCTAATGACCCGGACATTGTTGCCGCACAGCAGAAAGTTGCGGAAGTTCAGAGAGACATCGCCGCACAAGGCTATTATTTGCCGGGCATGACCCCGGCTGGCGCGCCCGTCGCTGCCCCCACTGGTGGGCAGACTGATCTTTCTTCGATGAGTGATGAGGATTTCGCGGCAGTACTTCAATCAGTTACTGGCGGCTAAGCAATGGATAGACTTCAGATCCTTCTGGAGGCTGAACGACGAGGGATGTTGCCGCCGGATAAAGCGGCCATCCTTGCTGAAGCACGCCGTCGGGGTATGGTGCCGGGAGGAGCCCCTGCAGCCAAAGAAAAACTTGGTTTCTGGAACGCCCTCAAAGAGTCTGCTCAGACTCTCGGCCTTGCTGACGAAGCCGCTGCGTTTGCTGCAAACCCGACTGAAGAGAACCGCCGCAAACTGCTTTCTGCCGGTGAGTCTAAGTTCCAATCCGTAGGTGGGTTTGGCAAGGGCGAGAACTGGGAAGCCTTTAAGGAACTGCTCGGCGGTTCGCTCGGTCAATTAGTAGCCCCGGCTGTTGCGGCTACTACGGCTAGTTTTGCTACTACGCCGATAGGTGGTATCGCTGCAGGCTACGGCACAGCGACTGCTCAGTACACCACTCAAAATCTTTTACGTCAGGCGCAGGAACAAGAACGCGCGTTGGCTGAAGGCAGAACACCGGAAGAAACTTCCGCACTAAAAGCGGCGGGAGCCGGTGCTGCATCGGCGGGCTTGGACTACGTACAGTTCAAGACGTTTAGGAAACTTGCGGAAGCGTTCCCGTTTGTCCGTAATCTCGTATCTTCAGAAAAAGAAGTTGCTAAAGAAGCAACTGAACAACTTGTGCGGGCTGCACAAGAAGGCACCCTGAAGACTACTGCACGCGGCACTGTTGAAGGCGTGGCTAAAGGCGTTGCATTTGAAGTCCCTCAAGAAGTGGCGCAAACCGCACTTGAGCGATGGCAGGCAGGGTTATCGCTTACCGATAACGAAGCACAAGAAGAATTTAAGCAAGCCGCGATTGGCGCTGTGGTGCTTGGCCCTGTCATTGGCGGTGCAGCCGGAGCCCTCGGTGCGCGTGGCGAACGCGCTCAAGCCGAAAAAATTATTGATGAGCGTATTAAGGCGCAACAAAAAGCGGGAGAGAAGCCAGTTACCGAAGAGACGGTGCCTGAACTTCCCGTACCGCTAGATCAACAACCTCCCAAAGTCCGTGCCGAAGAGGCTCCGATTGAGGCTCGACAAGAGCCGATCAAACTGAACCCAAGGCAGATTCAAGACGAAATCGCCAAGATGGAGGCTGACCAGATCCGTCGGGCAGATATGCTGTCTGACTTAGATCTTCTGAAAGAACGCATCGAGCGTATCGGTGGTGACTACGACACGGGGCTGCAGCGAATCACTGAAACTTTTGACAGTACCGCGACTCGTCTTGATATCTTCCGTAATCGCCTTGAAGAACTGAGCAAACCGCCTGAAGAAACAGTAAGTGCGGGCGTGGCACCTATACCCCAGACCGCTGCCGCCCAGCAGACGATTCAGATTGATCCCGCTCTGGCTAAAGGACTTAACTTGCCGGGAGCAGAGGCTGCGCCCAAGGATCAGCCGTTCACGGTACAAGCCGCGCCGGTTGCGCCAATTCCGCAGGTTGGAACTGCTCAGCAAACATTAGGGTTAGGTGAGGCTGCTGCACCTGCGCCGGGCGTACCTGTTGAACCGACTGTCACTGCACCGGGAGTTGCTCCTATTCCGCAGGGCGCTGCTGCACAGCAAGCGCTGCCCACTCCTACTCCGGCTGTTCCAGTTGACCCTGTCTATCAACAAGCAGTTGAGGCTGTGACAACTTCTGGCAAGACCAGCATATCGTCGCTCCAAGAAAAACTTAATATCCCATATAACCGAGCCAAGACTCTCATCAAGCAGATGGAAGTTGAAGGCGTGGTAAGCCGCCCCGATAAATCGGGTAAGCGTAAAGTTATGATGGGGGCAGCCCCGGAGGAGACCCGTGCAGCCGAACAAACAACACAGGGCGTTGCTGAACAAGTTGAGCGTGAACCAGTTGGAGGAGGCGTTGGCTTGCCTCCATCGGGACCTCCTGCCGAAGGACCAGCAGTTGAAGGAGTTGAGGGCGCAGGACTGGAGCCTGCTGCACGAGTTGCTGGCGATGTTGTTGGAAGAGAAGCGGCACTCCCGACTGCACTAGAGCCTACTGCCGCTGAACCTGCTGCAGCCCCTGCTGAACTCCCGCCGATACCGGAACTTCGTGAAGACGCGACCGATGCAGAGATTCGGGCGTACTACGAAGCCATGGAAGCGCGTGACGCCGCGATGGGTATTAAACCCACTCCGGTTGCAGGCAAGAGGAAGAAGAAACCTAAAGTTCAAGACCTGCCCGAACTCAAAGGCGTTGAACTTAATGATCTTGGTAGTGCCGTAGGTAAGGCGGTCAAGAACCTGCCGCCGCTTACTCGTAACGTCTACGACACCGTACGAAACATTCTTGACGCTCCGACTATCAGCGACAACATTAGATCGGGCATCTATATGTTCTTGTCCCTGCCACAGCAGGTGCAGTTGTTTGCGAAAGAACTTCCTTCGCTCAAGGATCTTCTTAAGATTGTTAATGCTCGTGGCGCTGCGTTCAAAGCCAGACGTGAAGTACTGGACCGTAACATCCGTAGGTGGACTCGCATCCTCCGAGAGAACGAAAGCCAGATCGATAACTTCTACGAGATTGCTAACGAGTCAACTCGACTGCAGGTTGACTTCAAGAATTTAACCAGAGAAGACTTGGCTAACCCAGAAAAGGTCCGGCTAAGAAACAGGTTCTACGCCCTAGATAAGAACCTCCAGAAAATATACTGGGAGATGCTGAAGAGTTACAGCAACATGGCTGATGAGTATCTCGCGCTCGTCAGTAAGAATGTTTCTGACTCCACGGCTAAAGAGTTTCGTGCTGCGATGGCAGCGAAGCGGCTCAAAGTCTACCTGCCTCTGTACCGTGAGGGTAATTATTGGTTACGTTACCAAGACGCAGACAACGAGACGGTTGTTCGTGCTTTCAGGTCACAGGCAGAAAGAAACGCCGCGCAAAAAGAAGCCGCTGCCGCTGGAGCCACGGGCTTTCAAGAGTTTAGTCGCATCGAAGAGACATACGATCCGGGTGCTGTTGGGCCGTTCTTCGACAAGGTAGCGAAGGAACTTGAAGGCCGGGGCGTATCCAAGGCTGTGACGAATGCACTCTACAATCTGTACCTCGATCAGATACCGGCTTCTTCCGTGCGGCAGCAGTTCCGCAAACGTGAAGGTGTGAAGGGTTACGAGGCTGACTTGATCAACGTCTATGCGACCGTTGGGTCACGCATGGCGAATCAGTTGACCAACTTAGAGTTCGTGCCGGATATCGACAAAGCCTACAACGATGTTCTTGCAGACGCCAAGAAAGAGGCGGCGCAGTCTAAGAACCTCGCGGTTAGCAAGTTGATCCAGAACTTGAATATGCAGATGGAGTACATCCGTGACCCGGTGAATAGCCCACTGGTCAATGCGTTGTCCTCGTTCAGTTACTACTGGTACATCATTGGTAACGTATCTACTGCGGTGATCAACTTGTCGCAGATTCCGATGGTGGTGTATCCGATGCTCGCCGGTAAGTACGGCGCTAAAGCAGGCGATGCACTGACCAAGGCTAAAGATATTTATTTCCAAGGCGGGCTAGACAACGATGCAGACGGCGAGCCGCGTTTTCCGGCTGACTGGACGTTTGGTGTCGGACTCCCGAAGAACTCCCCCCTTGCCAAACTGTACGACATCGCTGTCAGTCAGAGTGCCATCCGTCGCTCAACTGGGTATGACGTTGTAGAAGGCAGAAAGAAAACCTACAACAAGGGTGACTACGTTGGCCTCTGGACCAAGACCGAGCAGATCTTGGGCTGGACTTTCCAGAACTCAGAACGCTTCAACCGTGAAGTGACGTTGATCGCTGCGTTTAACCTTGAGTTGGAAAAGAACGGCGGTGATGTTAACGCTGCGGCCCAGTATGCGATTGATCTCGTGACGGACGCGCACGGTACGGTGCTTAACGAAACTTCGCCCCGTGTGTTTCAGACAGGGTTCGGTAAGGTCGCGTTCGTCTTCAAGAACTTTGCCCAGACTCAGATCTACTTGCAGTATCGCCTAATGAACGAGGCGCTGCGCGGTGAGAACGCGGAAGTTAGAGCGACCGCTGCCAAGCAGTTCCTTGGCGTGATGGGCATGGCGTTTGTATTTGCAGGGGTGCAGGGACTGCCTCTGTACGGTGCTATGTCAGTAATGGCCGGGTTGTTTGAAGAATTTTTTGGTGATGAAGACAACCCGATGGACCCGGACGAGCGTATCAAAGACGCCGTTGGTAGCCTTGCGTACAAAGGTCCGGTCAGTCAGATGCTTCAGGCAGACATCGCCTCGCGTACCGGGTTTAACAATCTGCTGTGGCGTGAAGACGAGAAGCGCGTTGAGGAAGTTGGCCCGTTCTTGTACGCCGCTGAGCAGATTTTCGGTGCATCCTACGCCGCTGCGATGGGCTTCTATCGGGCCTACAACGATTGGGAGGACGGCCACACCGACCGGGCTCTTGAGGCTGCAACCCCGTCGGTCATACGTAACGCCCTCAAATCATGGCGCTTCTTGGAAGAAGGCGCGAAGACCCGTGACGGCGAGACGTTGGTAAAAGACTTCAGTGCCTATAACTTGTTCATGCAGTCTATCGGCTTCTCGCCGTTAGAGTTTGCTGAGAAGACTAAAGCAGCCGGTGAAGTTGCCTCGCAGAAAGCGCAGATTGCGGAGCGCAAGAAAGCAATCTACAACCGCATCTACCTCGCGTACATCAACAACGACAAGGAAGGGTTGAGAGAGGCGCTTGAGGCTAAGAACAGATTTAACCGTAGTCCCTTCGTACTCAAGTCGCAGCAAGTGATTAAACCTGCTGACATTAGAAAGTCTATAAAGAGCCGCCAGAACCGCACTAGAAACTCGGTGTACGGTATCTATATCCCGCCAAAACAACGTGCGGCATACGAACCGTTTATCCTTGAGCAGTACGAGGAAGACGAGGGTACTTAAGCAACCCGCCAGACGCGGATGCCAAGGTGTCCTTCCTTGGACGAGGCGAATGCCTTCACTCGTACTTGAGCGGCCTTGGCTCGGCAGTCTATCACGTAGAGCATTTCCGGAATTTTGAGGGTGGGGATGAAGAAACTATCTCCAACCGCCATGCCCTCAAACGGAAAGATCCACTCAGGCTCCACTACTCTTGTTGTCATCTAATAACTCTTTAAGGACTTCGTACTGGAACGCATAGACATGGATTGGAGGCGTGGTCATACCTGCCTTCCACCCGGTCGAAAGCCGCATCTTCCTCGACTCAAGTTTAACCGTTGACTTCTCCAAGGCTTTCTCAAACTCAGCCGTGCCTACGCTACGACTCGTCAGGAACTCCTTGAACTTGGTCTTGGAGACATACTGCGTAGAGTTGCCGATCTCGACACGAGCCACGAGTTCCCCATGAGGCTCGTTCACGACACGACCCTCGTCGAAGATCAACGTGCCGCTGCGCCAGTGTCTGTTCAAGAACTCGGAGATCAGACCTTCGTAGTCTGTCACTTGGTTCTTCTGCGTGTTGTCTCTAATCTTGATTGTTTCTAGCATAACTTTGTCAAAGATCCTTTCTATATCGAACGTAATGATGCCCGCTTCGTTGGCAATTTCTGCCCCTGCGAAGATGGCGCTAAATGCAGTCTCGTAGAAACGGAAGGCGGCGTTGCTGCCCAACTTGGTCGCGGTGAATCGCTTGCTCCACTTCTGGATACGGGCGCGTATCTCGGTGTCGCCCATATCGATGATCCGATTCATAAACTCAATACCGGCATGACCATGGTTGCGGTGCAACGGGTCGAAGATCTCCTTGCCGTACTCAAGAGTGAGGAACGATGGCTGTGTCAGAACGTACTCTAACAGGCGCATGATCTCGCCACTTGCGTTGGCTTTCTTAGAAAAGATGAGATCGTATAAGGAGATATTAGACGACATCAGGCAGAGCATGGACGCGACTTCCTGTTGTTCGCGCTCGGCGTTAATTGAACTCTGCATACGCATCTTGCCCTTGCCTTGGGAGATGAAGTGGATCAGTTTCGATATCTGCTCGGGCGGCTTCTCCTGCACCTCGTCCATACCCATGAGGATGTTCTTGAGCGACATCGCACGTAGGTTGAACGCATTGTCTGTTGAGTCGTAAACACTGAGCGGCTTGGGTGAACCCCACACTGACAGTGCTGCGTACAACGATCCCGACTTGGCAGCGCCCGAAAGCCCGGTAAAGCAGAACGTCATACCGCTAGTAGACGTATACCGCATGAGTGGAGAACCGAACGATACAAACAAGCCGAACGCTTGCAACTCCAACTCGGGTTGGTTCAGTTTGTTAACGCAGTCCTTCCAAACTTGGTAGTCGCCCTTCGGCTGCAAGAGACGGGATATGTCACGTATCAGGGGACTGGATGCCGCCCTGCGCGTCTTACCCGCGCCAAGAACCTCGGTCTCGCCAACCAAGAACGTCTCGTCATCCGTCCATCCCATCTGTCGGCAAATCTTGTCGGCAGCGTTTTGGCTCTGTAGGTAATGTGCCCATTTCGTCATGTAGTCCACCAATTTAGGCCACAGGTTTTGATTAGTGGGGGCAACCCCGGCCTTTCCAATAATCTCTTTCATACTATCTATTGACTGCATCTCGCCCATCGAAAGGTATTTTTCCCGGGTTTCGTGAGGCAGTTTGATCCGAACCAAGAACAACTCCCCATCGGATTCGCCGTACATACGCTTGATAGGAAAGAACTCATTAGTCGATAGCAGCATAGGATCAGGCTGGCTGCGTACACCGTCATCGTCTACTTCGGAGGGGGGTAGAAAGTAGATTCCTCCGGCTCGTCCACGTACATAGGGGAGGATCGATTTAGGAAATGGCGGAACTTCTTCGGGATTCTTCTCGACCCGAACTGTGTCCTCTTTACTAACCTCTTCGGTTGGTGCGGCAACGAACTTCCTGCCAAGGGCAAGTGGGTTGGTGATTCGTCCGCGATGGGGACATCCGTCACATCCACCGGGGTTTCGTTGGGCGAAAATTTCGCAACTATGCGGCTTACCAAGTGTTTCATTAGCCTTCCTTACTGTGGCTTCGGGGCTGTAGCCGACGTAGTCTTCGGACAACAGATGGATTGAGGTCTCCCAGTCAGTGCAGTGACGGGCGATGGATAGAGCAGAGTGCCAGACAGGTTCAGGCAGCGTCTTGGCGTTGATCAGCGCGTTCTTGATCTGATTACAGCCCTCTCCGCTAAGACTCTTCTCAGCGATGTCTTGAAACGTCGTCTCAAAGTTGTCTAACTTGGCTATCTTCCTTGTGTCTTCGTCCAGACCTTTCGGAATAAGATCAAGAATTGACCCAGCAGGCGTGTCTACTTCGCCTAAATAATCTTTAAAGGCACCGAAGTCGTACTGATTGATCTCCTCCGTCAAGAACTTTGTCGGGTTCGGAGGGTCAGTCTTGAAGTTCAGCGTGTCCGGGCAGCGCATGATGCGGGTAATATCCGCAGTCACCACCGGGTCAATCTTCATGTGGTCAAGGCAAAGTTGCTTGAACTTCTCCGCGTACGGCTTCCACTCAGCAATAGGCACGTCTTCTTCAAACGGCCAGTACGCATGAACGCCGTTGCCCGAATCAATCACTACAGGCGGGGGTAGTTCGGTGACTGACAAAAAGTGATCGAGGTCTTCGATTGCCTCAACCTTGCTCTTGTAGTGCCCCGGCTTATCCGGCTTGACATCAAGGTCCACAAAGAACGAACGACAGAACGCCGCATAGTTACCCATACGGCTATGACCGCTGAAACTACTCAGCGCGATGAATACGTTTTTCCCGGCAGTGTTGATCTCTTCAACTAACTGCTCAACTTCATCAAGGCTCTCGGCAAACCGATTGACCACCTTCTTATCAACGGTGATCTCGGTGACACAGTAGACGCCCTGCGAAGGTAGTACTTTCTCGTAAAATTGTTTTCGCATGAACACCAACCCACTTAGATAAAAAAGGCGGGGGCACGGGCCCCCCGCCAAGCCACTCACTCAAACTTAAATCTTGCGGCCTACCATTTCCTCCAAGTAAAACTTAGCGCCCTTCAGATTGTGAGCAGGTAGTACGCCGTTCTTCATGTCTTGCTCAACAAGGTACATGAATGCTTCAACAACCTTGCGCTTGCTTTCGTGCATCACTTGCCCACGGAACCACAGATGTACTGTGTTGCGGGTTACTTCAAGCACTGTAGCCACGTAGGATACAGGTAGGTTTGCCTCAACACATAGGCGACCAAGCCGCACTCCTAACAGCGTGGCATCGCCCTGCTGCAACTGAATCAACAACTTGTCGCCGTATGTGCGAGGCATGACTCAACTCTTCTTAGACCATTTCTTAATAACATCAGAGACATCGGCAGACGGGGCTGCCTCGGTCTTCTTGGTCTCTCGGATAACAGGTTCTTCACTGACAGGCATCACTACCGCTGGTGCAGAAGGTTCCGTGCCTTCGTCCTGCTGGTACACTGTCAACTTAACCGCGCTCTCCGCAGCCTTGCCTTCCTTCTGGCGCTGAATCGTTTCAATGTCGCTTTCGGGAACAACGGCAGTGGGCGAGAACAGTAACTTCGGTACAGGCGACTTGGTGTCGAACTGCATCTTAGTCACGACCCGACCGGCAGAGATATTGTTGTTAGCGAGCATCTGGATATACGGACGGAAGGGCCACTTGCCGCTTTCTTCCTTACCAAAGCAAGACGTAGCCGGGAGAACCAACTGCATGACATCGCCGCCCGGATCTTGCGGAAGGACGACAGCAGTACGCCACGACAGACGGCAAGCAGTGCCGCTCCCGCCTTGGCCTGAGCCCTTCACTGACCACTGACACTTATCACAAGACGATGCTTGCGGGGTCTTGACCTCGGCATCTGGTACTTTCGAGTCAGATGACCAACACATCGGGGCGATCTTCTCGCCTTCTTTGTACGCACCCGTGTAGTAGGTGCGGCTTGCGTTGTGGGCCATCTTTACGAAGATGACATTCATGTGCCGGTCTTCGATGGAACCAATCTCCTTGCCACCCGCCATCTTGCGGAACACGCCGCCTTTGATGGAGATACGCTTAGCGAGATTACCACCGCCGCCACCGGCAACGGCGCGAGTGTCATCGTCAACCCCGCCCTGAATCTGGGCAAGTTCGTTCTTCAAATTTGCAATGATATCGTTACTCATAAATTCCTCACTTACTGGCTTTACGCACTGAAACGCCGTACTCACGCATCACATTGACGCCGGGTGGTAGTCCGTCGTTCTCGTGATTACTTAAAAATTCTCTGAAGTTGCCTTGATGGATACGCCGCTCAAGCAACTGCACCGCTTCGTTATCCAGAACAAACTTGTAGAAGTTGTCCCAGTCTTGACAGAAGAATCGTTCGTTCATCTTCCGCATCACTGTGCCGTGCTTGGTCTTGATGCTATCCGCGTTGACCGCGTTGCACATCTCAAGCATCGTCGCTTCTAACTTCGACATATCGTCCTTAAGCGCCGCGTCAGCAATTTCGTACTCACGTAGCAACTTCTCTCGCTGTGTGCGTATCTCAAGATACGCTTCGACTAACTGATCTGTGTTACCGACATTACTCATTTCAAACTTCCTCTAACTCTTGTTTGTACAGATCCACCAATTTCTGGTGGTTATCAACTTTGCCTTGGAGCATTGCGTACATCTTGCTTTCAACTTCCGATCCACGCAGATGAACCACAGACATTTTGTTTACTTGACCCACTCTCTCAATACGCGCAATACACTGTAGATAAATCTCAACTGACATCACCGGAGACCAGAACACAACCGTGTCAGCAGCCGTCAAAGTAATCCCATGCGCGGCTGATTGCGGCTGAATAATTAATATCCGTGGGTCCGTTGCTGTTTGGAATCGTCCGATAATTTCAGACCTTTCCCGTGCAGCGACTGACCCTTTGATGACCTCGTTAGTTATGCCTTCTTTCGTCAGGAACTCCCCAACGATGTCGATAGCATGAAGGAACGGAACAAATACTACAACCTTGTTTGTCGTTTCCTCAAGCACTTCTTTGAGCGCGTTGAGACGGGGCGATACATCGAACTGCACTACATCATGCTTGTCTGTGTACACCGCACCCGCTGATATCTGTAATAGTTTGTTTAACGACGCCGCTGCGTTGACGGCGGAGATCTGCTCACCCGCTGCCTCTATCAGCAATTGCCTTTTTAATTCTTGATAGAACTTAGATACTTGTGGCGTAAGTGGTACGTCACGTGTCTGATATACAACTTCCGGTAGATCAAGACATTCCTTCTTGGTGTAACGAACCGCAGGTTGTAGCGCACGGTAAACCTCATCAGTTGAAACCTGCTTGGGTACCCATTTGAACTTACTGATTTGCACCATCACTCGGTCACGCCATGCGGTAGAAAACTTCGGTACACGACCGGGGCTCACCAACTTGGCTAATCCAAACGCATCAACCGGAGACTGCGCGGCAGGGGTGCCTGTCATCATCCAGAGCCAAGTGGTCGGCTCAATCAGTTTCGCAAGCGTCTTCCACCGCTTAGTACTAGGACTCTTATAAGCGTTGGCTTCATCCACGATGATCAAGTCAAACTTCGCCTGTTGCAGTTCTGGAAGCATGACCGTCGTGCCGTCGTAGTTAATCACTGTAAAGTCAAAGTTCTCATCTAATACTTTCTTACGCTTTACAGTTGACCCGTGTGCGACACCGCACGTACGGTGAATAGCCGTCTTCATGACATCGGCTTGCCATGCGGAGTACATGATCGAGAGAGGGCAAATGACCAAGACTTTCTTAATGATGCCTTGGTTCATTAAGTAATCCGCAGCCCATATCGCTGCTGATGTCTTGCCTGTACCGGCTTCGTTAAAACAAAACGCACGTTGCCGAATACTTAAGAAGTATGCCGTGTCGCGCTGATGCTCAAACGGTGTATAAAACCCCGGCCACTTATAGTCCCTCTGCATAGGCGAGGGAATCTTCGGGATGTTCTGGCTTGGCAAGAAGTTGTCGAGATACGTTGCGAGGGTCTTCATCTCCTCGTGATCCCAACAGATCAGTAACTGCTTACTGTGCGTATTGTCTTTAACAATCTCGCTACGATCTAGCCGCGCCTTGATCTCGGCAGCGAACGCATTCGATGCGGTGAAATGCACTGCTGTGTTGTCAACTATGTCCATACTGTACCTACTATAAAGAGCCCGTAACGTGGGCCAGACGGTTAGCGCCTAGGCACGAGGTGTAGAACACAACCTATCGCTAACAGACGCGGTTATTGGGGGGAGAAGTGGGTGGAAAACTCCCCTACAGCACACTCACGTCTAGTGCATTACTTCATCGCTCCACTGGAAGTTCTGCGGAACGAACGATTCTTTGACGGCGACTGTAACTTAGTCCCGTCGCCATTACTACCGCCCTTAGACAGTGCCTTAACATGGGCAATGTCTTTACCCTTTCGGCTGATACCCTTTTTGTCATAAGACCGACGCGCCCGCTGGCGCTCCATTCGATTTTCGTGTTCGCCTCTTTCGACCTGCTGCTTGTACTCTTTCTTGTACGGACGGCTTTTGTTCACGTACGGCATCGTAGTTCTCCATTAAGTCTGCTGTTTGATCTAGTACATCTTTAATGTACTCGTGAAACTTAAAGTTAGCATTAAACCTGTTGGCAAGTCTGTTGTATTCACCCGTAAGTTTTCTGCATCGACCCATCTCGTATGCACGGGCTGCACCAAAGTGCGCCACTTTTTCCTCTAAATTCTTTATCTCACGACGCTTCTTTGCGAGTAACAGTTGAAGTTCCGCTATCTCAATATCCTTGTCATCCTCAATCATCTGCTACCTCTCTCTATAAAAGTTACAACTACTGACAGGACACCACCCGCACAACGGGCCCGGCTTAGCGAACCACATATTGTTGGCATAGGCCATTTCAAGACGATCTACGACGGGTAAGAAGTTATCCCATAGTTTGTTGGAGTCTTTCCTATTGTACTCTTCCGTTAAAAACGTATTGTGCATTACGAACAACAAGCCTGCTTTGATCCGCTCAACTTCCTTGAAGTGCGCGTAAGTCATCAGAGCCATCAACTTTAACTGCTTCGGGTCAGGGTAGCGATTGCTGCCGGTCTTGTAGTCCACAATGTAAGCGGTATCACCATCGACAATCAGTAGGTCAACGATGCCCCGCACCCACCTAGTATCGGAATCAAACGCGCACGGTTCCCGCTCTCTCGACAACGCCATCTGGTGTTCGCAGTATTTCGTACCCGGTATAGCCGTCAGTGCGTCCAACTGTGATTTGAAACGCTCATAGTTCTTAACAAGTGGCGTCCCGTCACGGACGTAATCCTCACAAGCCTTGTGAACTTCCGTCCCATACAACATCTGCTGCGTGGTTTTCTTCTCAAAGTCCTTCGCTACCTTGGTGTGGTAGTACTGCTTTGGGCAGGTAATGAAGTCCTTAAGACTGCTGAATGACCAGTTAATTGCGTTCACAGTACTAAGTATTCCGGTGCTAACTCTCGTGTGTTCTCAGGATCGTAACTGGACGGCGTACCTAAATGCCATGCCTCATCGTAGTCACGGCAACCGTAAATGATAACTTCTCGCAACTCCGGCAAGATGGGTTTAGCCACAAACAGGATCAACTCTTTCCCTACTTGGTGCTTTCTCACCGCAGCCGAATCCTTCGTTCGCAACCGCCGGACCTCGATGTTAGTCCCTACGTCTGGAAGGTCTTTGTTTCGCCAATGCTCTGACGAATGCCATACGTGACCCGACCAAAACTGATTAATAAATTTAGCCACGGCTAACTCGGTAACGCACGCTGCCACCTGTGCCGTACGGTCATCCTCCATCCTAGCCGAATCGTAGTGAGCGGCGTTTTGCTTACGCCAATTCTCAATATACCGTCTCGCCCCTACGTGAGAAGCCCATTCGTACTCCCAAGAAGTCAAAGTAATTTTCGGCCTTTCCATTAACAATCTCCGTATGACTGACCGAACTTGGCTTCACAAGCAACTGGAAGATTACTAGCCCAACTGGGTGGCGTAGACATGACCTCGGTGATGAAGGCAACTGCCTCATCAGTTTCCTTCTCTGGGCATACGACTACTGCCGCGTCGTGTACTGTTAGCACGGGGCGATAGCGTTCTCGGATCTTCAGCATCTGCTCACCGACGATGATCCTCGCCAACGCTTGCACGATGTTCTCGACCATCGCGCCTCCCCATATCGACGTGACTCCCCGCCGTGATTTGTAGATGTACTTCTTGTCGCTCAGACGTAAGTCTGGGTATCGTATAAACAATTCATTCGGGAGGCATATCCCCGAAGATCTAACCCATACACACCCGTTCTTACCTATCGGATAAGGTTTCAAATCATGAGGCCATGACGTTAAGTGGTGGAGCGCACTATCACATTCACGCCACAAGTCTGTGATCATGTGGTTCGCTGAACGATACAGATCCACGATGCGCTTACACTCGTCCTCTGGCAAGTCAGCACCCGGCGGCTGAGTCTTCAGCGTGTGCTGCAACTTCTTCGCCCCAGTACCGTAGCCCAGTCCAAGGATGCAGGTCTTACCGACGAACCGCTCAACCGGGTTCGCCTTGCTAATTGGTTTCTTATAGATCTTACTGGCAAAAATCGAATACACGTCTTCGCCATTCGCAAACTGTTTCGTTACGTCATTCTGACCGGCAAGCCACGCAAGTACTCGCGCCTCAATCTGTGACGAGTCGCAGTTAATTACAACGTGGCCCTCTGGTGCCATGATTGAATTCTTCAGAGTTTTCTTTTTCTTATCACGGCTTGGAAGATTCTGAAAATTAACTGAGTCAGACCCCGCCCAACGCCCTGTATGTGCGCCGTAATACTTAAGCGGGATAGGTAGCCGACCATGGTTTCTAGCACCAATGCCAATAAAGCGTTCAATGCGAGACTCCTCAATGGTGGACTTCGTACCTAACCTTACAGAACACAACTGCTGAACAAACGGGTCTTCGTGTTCTAATAATTCAATAAACCCTTCGTCGTTTTTAGCAAGTGCAAAAGTTTCTTTTCCGGTTGTTGGACTAACCTTCATCGGCACGGGAACTTTTAGTTCCGTCAGTACTGCCGCGAACTGCGGGTTACTTGCCAACTTCGCACGGACTTCTTCCTCAGTGCTTACCTGCATCCGGTCCATCAGACCGCGCAGTAGCGTGGACTTCTCTTGCTTTACTTCTTCTAATCTTTCAACAAGCATTGCGTCGTTTACATACAGAACAGGCTGTGTGTACATCCGCAACGTCATGTCGATCAGGTCGAGTTCCGTTTGGGGAAAGTGATCCGAGATAAAAGTATTAAACAACTTAAAAGTAAGATTAACGTCATTAATGCAGTAATTGCCGTAGCGATAAAGATCAGCATCAGAAAAATCCTGCCGACGTTTACCAAGAGCATCGACAACTTCCGTACCCTTCTCGCCCAGACCATACATCTTCACCAAGTTGGCTAGTGATCCGCTTACGTCAACGCCGTGCTTCGCACGCGCCATGCATAAAGTATCAAAATAATATGCGGGGGTAATGTCGAATACAAAAGAAAGTATTCCACCATCGAACATCGTGTTGTGGCAGAGCAGCGCAGACGTACTCCAGTCCACCTGACTTAACCACGCTTTGATCTCGTTCTTCGTACCGCTAAACCACTGAGGCTCATCGTCGTCGATCTTCATCGCAACGCCAATTACCTCAAACAATGGACTACGAATGTACTCTTCCGTAGTCATGCGACTCAGACTGAACTGTTGAGAGTAGTACGTCTCAAAGTCTAGTGTTACAAAACTCATTTTCCACCCACCGCTTTTGTATACAACCAACCCTTACTCGTCTCTACAAACCCCGCCGCTGCAAGGGCTTCTAGTGAACGACACCCGCCAAACTTATATCTATGCGAACGATATGATTCTGGGGTAGCAAACTTACGCTTGCACTCCGTACACCTTCTTTCCCTTTTTACCACGCTCGTCACTTTTCAACCTCGCCACTTCTTTTCTAAGCCAGAGAATTTCATCTCGGCACGCCCACAACACACTACCTACCGTTAAAAATTTCATCTCTGTTGTAGTCGATGTGTCGTTGATCTCGTTAGGCAGGGCTTGGATCAGGTCTAAGATGTCATCCTCGATTTCCACGTAATGCCTCCAACTCAGCCTTCAATGTTTGAATTTCTTGGGTGATGATGTCGGCTTCCTTTAGCATTCCGCGCAGTCGCATCTGCGAAAGCACCGTGTTCACTTTGAACTCTTGCTGAAATTTCCAAGGCATCCGCTCCATCTCTTCCTTCCACGCACCCGGTGGAGATTCGTTATCTACAGTCACCAGTAGTCCCTCCCGCTTCCTCGTTTAGCAGCCCACTCAGGGGGCGGCACATGACCCCACTCTTGTGTCGCTTCAAACTTTTTACGCTGCCACCACCGTTTTAATCTGCGAATCATTTGAAACCTCCAAATAAAACCAAACCATACCTTACCCAACCAAACCCGGCCTGACCACGCCACACCACGCCGTGTAAAAAATTTCTCGCCAGAGAAACCATACCTCACCCGACCTCACCCCACCTCACCTTGCCTCACCGTGCCACGCCAGACCAGACCACGCCAGACCCAACCCGACCTAGCCGTACCTCACCTAACCCCGCCCAACCTCATCGCATAAAAATTTCTCGCCAGAGAAACCAGACCTTACCGTGCCCTACCAAACCAAGCCACGCCCCACCATGCCACGCCGCACCAGACCGGACATCGCCAAATAAAAATTTCTCGCCAGAGAAACCAAACCAGACCTCACCATACCGGGCCATACCACGCCACGCCTAGCCTTGCAGTACCTCACCGAACCACACCTGACCAAGCCCGACCATACGTCACTTCATTTCTTCAAACTTCGTCACTCTAAAAGTCCCAAAGGGACCACGTTTCTCTGGCCTAAAGTCGCCAATGCCAATGCTTTCACCCGCCTCGTTCAACAAGCGATGTGCGTCCTCAGACGAGAGCATCTGGTCATTTAAAATCAAACGGAACTTCGCGCCCCACTTATCGAACCGTGGGCGGTATCGCATGATGCGACCCTTCGTTGCCGGAATCGTTACCGGGCGACCATCCACCTCAAAGTTAGGTGCAGGTTTCCCATCATCGGCAAGGATCGTCACTGTGTCCGACTCCATGCGTACCGCAGACGGCACAACAAATTTAAGAGTCTTACGTGATCCACGCATCTTGTGGTTCACGCCCGCGTTAGCCATCGTCGCCGGGATACTGAACGCATTGAAGTAATACGTCCCATCCTGTGCGACATAAGCATTCTTCGTCGCCTCGTCACGCGGATTCGTGCTATCCACCATGACACGGCGAGTCGCCTTGGCTTGCTCACTCTGTTCCGCAAACTTGTGAATCAGTAGCGGAGTGTTGCCGCGAATTTCTACGTCAATTGTTTTCATGTTCGTTACCTCGTTAGTTTTAATTAAGCATTCCGACGCGCTTCGATCTCACGCTGCAAGTACCATGCAGCCTTCTGCAAATCCTGCACCGGATCAGAGTCCTTCCTACCGGCACGGCTCACGTACTTGACGACGTTGCCCAATCGGTAATTAAGATCTTTAGCCTCGATGAAATCGATTGTCTCGATGCCACCTGCCTTGTAGTGCGGAGGATGATTGACGACATCGGGAGGAGAAATAACTTCACCACCTTTATTAAGATCGATGATCGCCCCGTCTTCTCTACGGGCAAGATTGATCATCACGCGCTTCGGCTTTTCCACCACATCCAACGCCTTCTTCATCTCGAATATATCTTTGACTAGGCGTGACCGTGGGCTTTTGTAGACGGCTTTCTTACCGGCTTTTTTGGGCGCAGTCTCGTCTCTTTTCTTCTCAGTCCAACGCACGTAGTACACGTACGCTTCGCTTGACCTTGTGGCTTTCGCCACTTCCTTGATTGACTTGCCCGACTTGAGCAGGGCTTGGATTCGCTTTGCTTTGGACATAACTCAATAACTCCTTGCGTAGATTTACTACGTTGTTTTCATCAACTATCAGTGCGATGCCACCCGCTTTACGAATGTCATCGTGTTGCTTCATTTGAAGCGCAGTGGCCTTCCCACCGTTGGCTTTACACTCTATACCATAAAACAAACCGGCGATACAAATAATAAAATCTGGCGCACCACTGTTTCCGTAGCCCCCTGTAACTGGCATCGTGTAGTACGCACCTAAGTCCTCCA